CGAATCAACGTAGCCCGGCCGGGCCTCGGGGTGAACCACCCGTTTGGGCAGTCTCGGCCAGCCCCGGGTGGCGTACCGTGGCCTGTGGGCCGTCGCCCGCGCGTCGAGGTGCGGGCGCGGCCCGTTTCCGAGGCCACAGGAGCCGCTCTGACGGCCTCCGCGGCCGCAGCCCGACCGGTTACATGCCGCGAATCACGGGGCGCGTAGGAACGCCTGTTCGCATGCTTGTGGCCGCAGGCTTAGACTAGGTGGCCGTGTTCAAGAGGTCGATTCGGCCGCCGGACGACATCGTCCCGAACCCGAACGACCCGGTGACCGCGGCGCCCGGGACGGTCGGACCCGACCAGGCAGTCAACCCCGGCGACCCGAACGGTGTCGTCATCACAGGCGACGATCCGCCGTCGTGGCTGCCGCCGAGGATCATCCCGTCGGCCTGGTCGGGTTGGCCGGCCGACTGGTGGCCGCCCTACTGGAACGGCTACGGCAGCCTCGGCTCGCTGACCGACACGGCCTGGATGTGCATCGACCTGAACGCGTCGGTGTTCAGCGAGATGCCGCCGTACCTCGTCAACGCCCGCACCTCGCTCGACGCGGACTGGACAAATAACCCAGATCCCGATCTTTATACGAGCTGGGAGGAGTTCGCCAAAAGCCTGATGTGGGACTACCAGGCCTGCGGCGAGGTGTTCGTGCTGGCGACGTCGAGGTATGCGACAGGCTGGCCGGCGCGGTTCCATGTCGTGCCGCCCTGGTACGTCAACGTCGAGCTCGACGAGGGCCGTCGCTACTACTCGATCGGCTCGGTCGACGTGACCGACGACATGCTCCACATCCGCTACCAGGGCTCCGTCAGCGACGCGCACGGCCACGGCCCCTTGGAGGCCGGCGCGGCCCGGATCGTCGCGTCGCAGGTGCTGACCCGGTACGCGACCACCGTCGCCTCGAGCGGCGGCATCCCTTCGAGCATCCTGAAGCACCCGGAGGAGCTGTCCGCCGACCAGGCCGCGACGTTGCAGGCCCAGTGGGTGCAGGCACGCGCGTCGACGCTCGGGGAGCCGGCGGTTCTGTCGGGCGGCGTCGAGTGGGAGGCGACGCAGATGGACCCGCAACGGATGGCCTTGGTCGATCTGCAGCAGCTGAACGACAGCCGGATCGCGGTGCTGCTCGGCGTGCCGCCGGTGATCGTCGGGCTGCCGTCCGGAGGCGACTCGATGACCTACAGCAATGTGACGATGCTGTTCGACTTCCACTGGCGTGCCGGCCTCCGCCCGAAGGCGCAGATGCTGATGGGTGCCCTCTCCCAATGGGCCTTGCCGCGCGGTGTGCGGGTCGAGGTGAACCGGGACGCCTACATCCAGCCGGAGCCGTTGCAGCGGGCCCAGACAGCGCAGATCCTCGCCGGGATCGTCGACCCGGTCACCGGCCAGCAGGCGATGACTGTCGCCGAGATTCGGGCCGCGGAGCGATTGGACAACAGCACACCGGCCGACGTGTCGCAGGGGGTGCTTCGATGAGCGAGATCGAGTTCCGGGCGGCCGAGGTCGTCGACGTGTCGTACCCGAACCGGATCGTGCAGGCGGTCGTGATGCCGTACGAGAAGCCGGCCGAGGTGTTCTACCGCGGCAAGCTGATCACCGAGATCTGCTCCAGAGGCGCCTACGACGGCATCGAGCGGCGTGCGAACCGGGTCAAGGTCAACCTCGAGCATGACAGCCGCAAGCCGATCGGCCGCGCGACCGCGTTCCACCCGTCCCGCGACGAGGGGCTCGTCGCCGACCTCTACATCTCGAAGACGTCGAGCGGCGACGATGCGCTCGAGCTCGCAGCCGACGGGGTGCTCGACATCAGCGCCGGGTTCGCGTTGATGTCGGAGGATGCCGGCCACGGCCGTCGCCGTGTCAAGCCGGGCGCCGAGACCTGGGAGACGTCGACGAGGCGGAGGCTGAACGCGTGCTGGCTCGATCATGTCGCGATGACGTCGACGGCCGCATACCCGGACGCGGTCGTGTTGAGCGTCCGTGACGACCGGCCCGATCTGCCCGGTGAGGCGTCGGCGACCCCGAACCGTGACCGGCTCGAGCTGGAACGGATGCGGGCCTTGGCGGCCGAGATCGATATGCGTTACGGTCTCGTCTGACCTGGCGAGTCCAGGCATGGCGCGGCTTGGTGTGGCCCGGCGAGTCCGGGCGCGGCTAGGCGGGACACGGCGCGGCAAGGCTGGTCACCGTCCGGACGATCCGGTATCGTCTGGACCGCAAGAACGCGTCTGAACTACCTGCCGTTGATGACCACTGGGTGGGCCGGCAGTTGCGGGGGATACGCGCTCGAGCAGGGATCCCGTCCCGTGTTCGCGCAACCCGCAAGGAGGACACCCGATGGGTGCAACAGACCAGATGCTCGCCCGCTACGTCGCGGAGATCGAGGAGCGCCAGCAGTTCATCGACAGCCTCGTCGAGTCGAGCGACGGCAAGGACCTGACCGACGAGAAGGCCGAGCTCGTCACCGAAGCCCGCAACCGGATCGAGCGGGTCAACGAGATGATGAAGCCGCTCGAGGAGGCCCGCCGGATCAGCGGCGACTCGGCGGAGCGGATCCGGCAATTGGCCGTCTACATGCAGGGCGACAAGCAGCAGCCGCAGCAGGTGGAGTACCGGTCGGCCGGCGCTTATGCGCTCGACATGTGGCAGGCCGGGCTCGGCGACGAGAAGGCACGCGACCGGATGCGCCGCTGGGGCCAGGAGAACCGGGCCGCCGCGCACGAGACGACCGCCGACATCACCGGACTTTTGCCGGCGCCGATCGTCGGCGGTGTCGTCAACTTCATCGACGCCGCCCGCCCCGTGGTTGGGCAGCTCGGCCCAAGACAGCTGCCGTCGAGCAGCTTCAAGAGGCCGAAGGTGACCCAGCACACCGCCGTCGCGGCCCAGTCGGCGGAGAAGGCGGAGCTGACGAGCCAGAAGATGATCATCACTTCCGTAAGCCCGACCCCGAGCACCTTGGGCGGGTATGTGAACATCTCGAGGCAATCCATCTCCTGGTCCGAGCCGCAGGTGATGGATCTGGTAATCCAGGACCTGGCGGCGCAGTACGCGATCCTGACCGAGGAGACGGCGGTGCAGGCGTTCTACGCGGGCGGCACCGCCGGCCCGACGATCCCCGCGACACCGTCGGCGGCCGACGTCGCCGGCGCGTTGTGGACCGCCGCCGGGTCGCTGTACACGGCGACGAAGGGGCAGGGCCGGATCATCGCCGCCGTTTCACCGGATGTGCTCGGGATCATCGGGCCGCTGTTCGCGCCGGTCAACCCGACGAACGCGCAGTCGGCCGGGTTCTCGGCCGGCGACTTCGGGCAGGGTGTCGTCGGCTCGGTCGCCGGCATCACCGTTGTCGTCACCGCCGGCTTCGCGGCGACCAAGCACATGATGGTCCTGAGCACCGCCGCGGCCGAGGTCTACGAGGATCGGATCGGGTCGCTGAGCGTCGTAGAGCCGTCCGTCCTGGGGGTCCAGGTCGCCTATGCGGGGATGTTCGCCCCCCTGATCATCGACGCGACCGGGATCATCAAAGTGACGGTGACCTGATGGGCACCATCTTCGACGACCCGAACCGGGAAGCGGTCGGATTGGAGCCGGCCTGGGTCGAAGGCACGGGCGGCCCCGTCGCCGAGCCGAAGGCCGCCGAAGCCGAACCGGCCTCCGGCGGCGACGAGCTGGACGCGATGACGAAGGACCAGCTGCTCGACTACGCCCAGAGCAGAGGGATCAGCCCCGCGAACGCGGCGATGAGCAAGGACGAGATCAAGGCGTCGATCCGGGCGGCCGGAGGCTAGCCGGTGGCCTACGTTGAGATCGCCGAGCTCCAGCGTGTGCTGCGGATCGACGCGCCGACCGCAGCCCAATCGGCGGCGATGCAACGTGTGATCGACGCGGCGGCGGAGGAGATCGACTGGGAGCTCGACTACACCGCCGAGCTGCCGGCCCCGGATCCTCCGCCGCCCGTCGTCGTCGACGTCAACCTCGACCGGGCCGTCGAGCTCTGGCGGCTGAACTGGTCGCCCGGGTTCGGCGCCATTCCCGTAGGGCCAGACAACGTCCCGGTGATCACAGCCAGGGACAGCTGGTATCGGCACCACCTCCGGCTGCTGCCGCTGAAAACGAGTTGGGGTGTGGGGTGACGTTGCAGGAGGCCGTCGACGAGATGACCACGGCGCTTGAGCCCTTGACTGTCGAGATCCCCGGGCTGCAGATCTACGGCTACTGGAACCGCAACCCGACGCCGCCGTCGATCGACATCTACCCCGGCGAGCCGTTCCAGGAAGGCGCCGCCTTCGGCGTCGGCGACAAACGCGTCTACTGGACCGTCCGTGCCCGTGTCAGCGTCGCAGACCAGGAGGCCGGCACCAAGTTGCTGCTGCGCCTGTTGGACACGAACGATCCGGCGTCGGTCGAGGCGGCATTGGCCGACACCGACACGGCGGTGATCGGCAACGACGGCAGCGTCAGCGGCTTCCGGACCTACACCGACGTCGGCGACACCGACATGCTCGGCGCCGAATGGAGAGTCGAGATGTTCGTATGAAAACGACCTACAAGGTCACCGGCACACGGCCCTACCGCGGGATCAAGCCGGGCGAGGAGTTCACCGCCGAGCTATCGGAGGACGAGGAGCGTCGCGCGTTGGAGCGCGGCTCGATCGCGGTCGCCAAGGGCCGGTCATCCAAGAAACAGGACAAGGAGGAGGGAAGCGATGGGTAAACGCGTCGCTCTGAAAGACTCGGTCGAGGTCGACAGCGTCGACCTGTCGAACCTCGCCCGCGCCGTCACGTTCTCGAGCGAACACGAGCAGGTAGACGTAAGTGGCTTCTCAGCCACGGGTGTGAACGAGTCACTCGCAGGCCCGACCACCCAGAGCGTGACCGTCACGTTCTTCGGGTCGTACGGCACCGGCGAGGTCCACGCGACCCTCTACCCGATCCACAAGAACCGGGAGACGGTCCTGTTCAAGTGGCGGCCTGACCAGACGACCGCGGTCGCCGCCACCAACCCGGAGCTCAGGGGCAACGTGATGCTCTACACCTACGGTCCCGGCGCCACCCGGGGCGACGTCGACACGTTCGACGCGACGTTCGTCGCCGTCGACGAGGACGGCCTCCAGTTCTTCGACGCGGCGCTGCCCTAGTGCCCGGTGAGACCGTTGCTGTCCGCGGCTACCGCGAGCTCGCCAAAGCCAGTCTGCTCGCCGACCGTGCCCTCCGCAAGGAGATGCGGGACACGTTCCGTTCCGTCGGCGAGCCGGTGCGTTCCGAAGCCGCGATCCGCTTCTCCACCATCGACGCACGGTCCGCGGCCGGCTACCGGATCCGTGTCCGTCAACGCGGCGTCATCGTCGAGCAGAGCCTGCGGAAGACGACCGGCAAGCATCCGGAGTACGGAAGCTTGCAGATGAGGCGGGCGCTACTGCCGGCGATGGTCGACAACGAAGCCGAGACGGCACGGCAGATGAACCAGGCCGTCAACCACGTCTGCGACCTCTGGGAACGGAGCTACCCGTCGTGAACTATCTCGTGATCGAAGAGATCAGGCCATACGACGGCCGCTACGAGTTCGACCTCGACGGGCAGGAGCTCACGACCCGGGAGTGGGGGCACATCAAACGTCTGAGCGGCTATCTGCCGTTAACGATGCAGCAGGGCGTCGAGGGCGCCGACCCGGAACTGTTCTGCGCGTTCGCGGTCGTCGCTTTGTGCCGCGCTAACCGGATCGAGAACACAGCCGTACAGGAGGTGTTCGACCGGCTCGCAGACGCGCCGTTCGGCGCCACGATCCGTCTCGAAGCAGACGAGCCCGAGGAGACTGATGCCGACCCCCCGGTCCGAAGCTCCAACGGGAGCTCGAGCATCAGTGGCGACGGTTCGAGGACGAGCTCGGAGAGCTCGGACACGCCCCGGAGTCGCTCTGGGACGCCCGGCTCGGCTACTTCGGCGTCCGTGTCTCCGACGTTGGTGACCTGACCCCGGCCCAGCTCCTGGGCTGCGTCGACATGTTCACGGCGATGTTCGAACGGGGGCCGGATGCCTAGGACGATCGCGGTCGAGATCGTCGGCGACGCCAGCTCACTCGAGCGCAGCTTTCGGAAGGCGTCCCGGGACGCGAACCAGTTCGGCCGTGGCCTCGAACGGCAGACACGCCGCAGCTCCGGCGCTCTCCGCGGCTTCACCAAGATCGCCGGTCTCGCAACCGCCGGGCTCGGCGCGGCCGGTCTCGCCGGCGCCGTCAAAGCCAGCTTCGACGAGATGCTGCAGTCGCAGAAGGTCGCCGCCCAGACCCGGGCGGTCCTGAAATCGACCGGCGGCCAGGCCGGCATCACAGCCGACCACGTCGACAAGCTCGCCAGCCGGCTCCTGAACCTGACCGGCATCGACGACGAGACCATCACCAGCACGGAGAACCTGCTGCTGACGTTCACGAAGATCGGCCGCCAGGGCGGCATCTTCGACCAGGCCACCAGCACCGTGCTCGACATGTCGGTCGCCCTGGGGGAGGACACCAAGTCGGCGGCGATTCAGCTCGGCAAAGCGCTCCAGGACCCGATCCGGGGGATCGACTCGCTGCGCCGGGTCGGCGTCACGTTCACCGACGAGCAGAAGGACCAGATCAAACAACTCGTCGCGACCGGCCACCAGATGGAAGCGCAACGGATCATCCTCGCTGAGCTGCACAAGGAGTTCGGCGGCTCCGCCAAAGCAGCCGGCGACACGTTCGCCGGCTCTTTGCACAAGCTTGAGGAGCAGGCGAAGAACCTCGGCGGCGAGATCGCGCAGACATTGGCGCCGTCGATCGAACGGGTCGTGAAACGGATTACTGACTGGCTCTCGAAGAGCCAGAACCAGAAACAGGTCCTCGACACGGTCAAGCAGGCCGCCGCTGCCGTCAGCGACGTGATCAAAGCGCTGAAGATCGCGATGGACGCCCTCAACAAGATCACCGGCTCGACGAAACACAGCCTCGAGCTCCTATTCGCCGCACTGGTCGCGTTCAAGACGGTGAAGCTGGCCGCGTCGCTCGCCGACATCGCCGCGAACGTCGGCCTGATCGGCACCAACGCCGGCCGTTCTACCCGGGGCGTGAAAGGGCTGAAAGGGGCGCTCACTTCGCTGCCGGCGAAACTGACGGTGCAGATCGCGATCGTCGTCGCCCTCTACGGCCCCGCGAAGAAACTCTGGGAGCAGGTCTTCGGCACGTCGGCGTTCCAGGGGATCGCCCCCGACAAGACCGTCTCGGTCGGCGGCAAGACGTTCATCAAAGGGTCAATCGCTGAGCTCCAGGCGCGGCAGCAGCGGCAGGCGCTCGCCGGCGGGCTCAGGGCCGGCCTCGCCGGCAACGGCACCTCGATCTACATCGAGCATTTTCATTCGAGCGCCGAAAATCCGCGGCTACTTGAAAACGAGCTGACGAAGCGTGCCAAGGCGCGGGGCCATGTCAGGAGAGGGTCGAGATAGCCGCGCCGACGGGAAGGTTCCATCTGGCGTTCGACCAGCCGACGCTGACCTGGTCGCCGACCTGGACCCGCATCGACTCCTACGACTCGCTGGTCACGAGCTACCAGATCGACCGGGGCCGGCAGTACGAGCTCGACCGGACCGACACCGGCCGCGCCACCGTCCAGATCGCCGACCGCGACGGCCTCCTCGACCCGACCAACAGCTCCGGGCCGTTCTACGGCTGGATCGAGCCCTTGCTGCAGGCCGTCATCTGCCGCCAGAACCCGGTCACCGGCGTCTGGCACGAGCGGTTCCGCGGCTTCGTCGACGACCTCAACTACGGCTTCGACCCGTCGCAGCAGGTGAACCGGCTCGAGCTCACGCTGGTCGACCTGTTCGAGCTGCTCGCGAACGTCGAGCTGCTGCCCGGCGAGTTCGGTGACGTGCCGCCGATCGCCCCGGCCGACTCCGCCGACCAGGTCATCTACATGGCCGAGAACATGCAGGACCGGATCAACCGGATCCTGACCGACTGCCAGATCCCCGACGAGTTCAGCGTCGTCTTCAGCGGCAACGTCTACCTCCACACCGCGATCTACAGCCCCGGCGAGACCGCCCTCTCGGCGGTCTGGGAAGCCTGCGACGCCGAGTTCCCCGGCGTCTCGAACATCTACTGCGACCGGTTCGGCCGCATCTGCGTCCACGGCCGCCTCGCGAAGTTCGACCCGGCCGGCACCGCCGCCTCCGCCGGCTCGAGCGCCTGGGACTTCCAGCAATGGAAGGCCGGCGACGGAGCCGCCGCGGCCGCCGACGGCACCCACGCCACAGCCCAGATCCGCCGGTTCAGCTTCAACCGCGGCCTCGCAAAAATCATCAACAGCGCCTATGCGACCCCGCTTCGCTACGACATACCTTTGACCACGTCGGAGCAGACCGGCCAGGTCGTGATCGACACCGTCTCGAGGGACACGTTCGGGATCCGGTCCTGGTCGGCGCCGGACCTGCTAACCCAGCAGGGGCTGCTCGACTCGAGCGACGACCTGACCGAAACGAAACGGTTCTCGACCTACTACGTCGAAAACTATGCTGAGCCCCGGAACCGGGTCACCGACATCGCGTTCCGGTCGATCAACCCGGATGATGTCCGCGGCCCAGCCGTCTGGAAGCTGCTTTCCCAAGTCGACATCGCCGACGCCGCCGAGGTCACCGTCGCGAGCCCGGGCGGGGGCGGCTTCAACCTCGAGCCGTACTTCGTCGAGGGCGTCCACGAGCAGACGCGGCCGCTGAACCCGGACTACGACGACGTCACCCTGACCTTGGATCTGTCGCCGCAGGCGTATTTCACCTCGAACCCGTTCCCGACCAGCTGATGGCGGGCCGGAAGCCGATCATCCACGGCCGCGACCATGCCCCGGGCGGCGCCGACCCGATCCCCGGCCTCCTGACGGACCCGGGCGGCGGCGACACCCTCGACGAACTGATCCTCGCCGCCGCCCCGGACGGCTGGTGGAAACTCAACGAATCGAGCGGCACCGTCGCGGCGGACTCGTCCGGGAACGGCGTCGATATGGACTCGACCGGGTGGGTCGCCCCTGCGTGGGCGCAGGCGTCGGGGCCGCCGGGCGAGCAGACCGCCGACTTCAACAACGGCTCCGGCACGGCAGGGTCCGGCTGGGCCAGGGTCGACCGCACCTGGACGACGATCAGCTCGGATTTCACCGCCGGCATCTGGATGAGCCACGACAACACGAACATCTCGACGGTGATGGGTCAGGGCGACCCGGGCCGGGCCGGCGGGAAAGGCTGGAAGATGGGGATCACCGGAACGGACGGTTTACCGTTTGTTTCCGCCTCGGGGGTCGGCACCGTCTACGCGCTGGGCGCGGTCGCTGTCAACACCTGGGCGTTCGCGGCCGCCACCTACCACGCCTCCAGTACCGAATGGAAGCTGTACGTCGACGGGTTGTTACAGGGGACGATGACCGGCACGTTTACGCCGGCGACGCTGCTGGATCTCTGGATCGGCCATGACGGCGCGATCGGGTTCCCGACCGGCGCCCAACCCTGCCAATCCACCCTCAGCTACGCGTTCCTCATCAACCGTGTCCTCACCGGCTCGGAGCTATTGGAGATCAACAACTCGACCGTGCCGCTCGGCGACAAGACCGGCTGGGTGCTGACGATCAATGGCGACGGCGCCCAGGAGTGGCTGCCGCCCACCATCGAGGTCGAATACTGAGATGACCGTCTCCCGGTTCAAGCGCCTGATTCTCGGCACCGGCCTGACCGGCACCGACAACGGCGACGACACGATCACCATCGACGCGTCGGGCGGGTCGGGCGGCCCGCCGACGGGCGCCGCCGGCGGCTCTCTCAGCGGCACGTATCCGAACCCGACGATCGCCGCTGACGCGGTCGGCTCCGCCGAGATCGCCGCCAACGCGGTCGGCGCGAGCGAGCTCGCCGCGACCGCCGTCAGCGCCGGCTCGTACGGCGACTCGACGCATGTCGGCCAGTTCACCGTCGACGCGGACGGCAGATTGACGGCCGCCTCGAACGTCGCTGTCACCGTGTCCGGGGGCGCGGTCGCCACGGACGCGATCTGGGACACGAAAGGCGACCTCGCCGCCGCCACCGGCGCCGACGCCGCCGTCAAGGTCCCGGTCGGCTCGAACGGGCAGGTGCTGACCGCGGACAGCGGGCAGACGGCCGGTGTGAAATGGGCTGCCGTCCCCGGCGGCGGCTACGTCGCCGTCGACACGATCTGGGACACGAAAGGCGACCTCGCGGTCGCGTCCGGGGCGGATGCCGCATCGAAACTGGCTGTCGGGTCGAACGGGCAGATCCTGACCGCCGACTCGACGCAGACGCTCGGCGTGAAATGGGCCGCCGCCCCCAGCAGCGGCTGGCTGAACGGGTCCGGCGACCCGGCATCCGGGCTCGGCTCGACCGGCGACATCTACCTCGACTATTCCGCCAACAAACGGTTCTGGCGGAAAAACCTTGTCGTGGGAGCAGCCTGGCAGAGCATCGGCACCGCCAACCACGGCAGCGGAACATCGGTTAGCGTGAGCCTGCCCGCCTCGGTCGCTGCCGGCGACCTGCTCGTGATGGTGATCCAAACGTCGGCCGGCGCCGCCCCGACCGTCAACGCGGTCACCGGCTGGACGCACCTGATCACGAAACAGACCTCGGTGACCGGCTTCGCCTTCGACGTGTTCTACCGGGTCGCCGACGGCACCGAAGGGTCGACCGTCACCGTCACCACGACCGCTGCCGCCAACTTTCAGGTCATCGTCGCGCGTGTCACCGGTGCGGACACGGTGACGCCTATCAACGCGAGCGCGTCCGGGTCGGTCGCAGCAGGCAGCACGGCCGCCACACCGTCGATCACCACCACCGCCGCGAACTGTCTGATCGTCAGCATCGCCAGCCCCGTCAGCACAGCCACCTCGACCGCGCCCACCGGAATGACGAAACGATGGCAGGACAACAACGGGGCTGTCGGCAACGAGATCTCGTGGGCCGACGTCGTCCAGGCGGCCGCCGGCGCCACCGGCACGCAAACATGGACGATCGGCGCGACCACCTCGTTCGCGACCGCCGTCGTCACGATCGCTGTCGCGCCCGGCGCCGGCACACCGACCTGGCAGATCATCGGCACGCTCACCTAGCATGACCGCCCCCTGGTAATGACCAACTGGAACAGCCAGCCTCCGAAGGGCGGCCCGATGGTCGACGTGCCCTGGCTCGGCGCCTTTTACCCGCCCGACGCGGCCGCCCAGGGGAAACCGGCGACGCCGCCCAGTACGGCCGTCGAAGGCCTCAAACGCACCCTCGGCCGGATCGGCGCCTGGCCGTGGAACCCCGACGGTTACGACCTGGAGTACTCGAACGCGTTCGCGCACGGCTCGTCGAGCGGCCCCGGCATCGAAGGCGCCCAGGCGTGGGCCAAGATCAGCCCGACCGGCTGGATCGGCAAGCCGACCTGGAACTTCCTCCGCAGCGTGCTCGTCCAGGAAGGCAAACCGCACGCGGGCGAACACGCGATGGACGCGAAAGCAGCCGACCTGATCCGCCGCGCGGCGGCGCAGCCGCCGACCCCGGACGAGAACGAACGCGAGACGGTGCAGCGTGCGATCCAGGACTACTGCCGCCGCGCCCTCCAGAACACCCAGAACTGGCACTACCGGCAGGCCCGGCCGATGCAGTCGCTCGGGGACAACCCGGACGGCATCATCTACAGCGACTGCTCCGAAGCCGCGACCGCCGCCTACTACTGGGCCGGCCAGCAGACCGGCTACAACGTCCCCGACCCGAACGGCAACAGCTACGACGGCAGCGGCTACACCGAGACGCTCTGGGCCAACAACCCGGCCTGCCAGAGCCCCTTCCGGATCGGCGACCTCGCCCTCTACAGCTCGAACGGCGGCCACGTCACCGTCTGCATCAGCGCCGGCGACAGCTCGAGCTCGCAATGGTGGTCGAACGGGTCCGAGGGCGGCCCCTACCAGGAGCCCCTCTACTACCGCTCCGATCTGCGCGGTGTTGTCCGGCCGGAGCTGCTCGGCTAGATGTGTCTTCCGACGAACTGGCCGCGATCGGCGCGTTCCTCTCCGGGGCGGGCAGCGTGATCAGCGCGGCCTGGTACGTGCGCCGCCAGCGCAGGAAAGCCGAGTCCGACTGCCAGCGGCGGATCGAGGAGATCGACCGGGCGATCCACGAAGGGATCGCGATCGGAAGGGAACGGGATGAGGATCGTCAGCCGCGCTAAGCCGTTCGCGCCGCTCGCGGCCGCGATCACACTCGCAGGCGGCGCCGGCTTCCTCACCTCGCAGGCGCTCGGCGTCGGCTCGCAGGGCCCGGCCCGCACCGTCACGATCGACGTCGCCGGACCGGGCCCGCAGGGACCTGCCGGCCCGCCGGGTCCGCCGGGCGAGCAGGGGCCGCCGGGCGCCGGGATCACGGTCAGGGGGTCGGTGCCGACCGTCGCCGACCTGCCGCAGACCGGCAACACGAAGGGCGATACCTACATCGTCGAGGCGGACGGCTCGATCCAGGTCTGGGACGGCTCGAAGTGGGTGCAGTCCGGGTCCATCACGGCCGGGTCGATCGGCTGCCCAGCCGGCTACGAAGCCGGAGCGCTCGTCATCAACGCCCCGGGCGGCCACGTGCAGATCTGGACGTGCTTGAAGGATTGAGCACGTTCGCGTCATCACGGCCACGACGGCATCTTGCGATTCGCAACTTGACAAACCGCTAGTGTCGGCCCTATCCTCCCGCCAACACAGAAGGCGGGCCGGGTCCGGGTTGTGGAGCCAGGAGTCCCGACCCGCCAGTGAGGAGCGTAATGACAGCCATCCTCGAGGAGCAGGAGCTCGCCATGACCGACAGCGACTTGCGCCGGGACTTGCGGATCGAGAGCCTGCTTCGCGACTGGAACATCCCGTTCGAGTTCGACCCGGAATTCCCAGTGGACAAGCTGGATGCCGAGTACAACGAATCGCAGGTGCGGAAGGTCAACCACCGGGCACCACAAGAGAACGTCAACGAGTACGCGATCCAGATGCGGGCGGGCGCGATCTTCCCGCCGATGGTCGCCACTCACAATCGGCGCCTGATCGACGGCAACACGCGCAAGGGCGCCTGCCAAGTGAACGGCGTCGAGACCTTCCCGGTCTATCTGGTGAAGTTGCCGCAGGCCTCGTACGGGCCGATGATCGGTGCGGCGCTGAACCAGATGGGCGGTAAGCGGCTCACCGACGAGGAGGCTTTCTTCGCGGCCGAGACGATGATCCGCAACGGCCACGCCGACGAGGCGATCGCCCGGACAATCGGCAAGAGTGCCGGCTCGATTCGGAACTATCGCCGCCAGACCCGCTTCAAGGACGCCGCGGAACGGACCGGCCTCGGCGAGGTGAAGGTCACCGCGACGGCGCAGCGAGCGCTGGCCGACATCAAGCTCGACGAGCCCTTCAAGGAAGCGGTACAGCTCGTCACGGCGGTGAAGTTGCCGCCTCGCGACGTGCAGGACCTCGTCGAGAAGATCGGGAACACTCACAGCGAGGCCCAGGCGCTCGAGGTGATCGAGGAGGCGCGGACAAAGCACGCACCGGCCGGGCCGCCGCCGCGGAAGCAGAACCGCACCAAGGCCGCGACCCAGGCAGGACGCAAGCTCGACGCTTTCCTGGCCGGCATCAAGGTGACGCCGGGCGAGCTCGCACCCGCCAGCCTGCGGATCGACCTGGAGCCCAAGTGGAAGCGCGTGCACGAGTTGGCCGGCGCGGTGCTGATGGCGTTCGCGGAAGCGCCGCTCGAGCTGCCCGAGCAGCCGGCGGAGTCGTGAACGCCGAGGAGTACGAGCTCGAGCCTGGCGAGGATGCCGGGCTCGAGCCTCTTGGGCGATATCGCCAGTCCGCGATGAGCACCGTCATGCAGGACGCTTTCGATGTGCTCTACGAAGCGAACGAGCCGCTGAGCCCCGAGACAATCGCCGCCCGGACGCTCGAACGGGCCAGCGGCGCCAGCCAGTTCCATGCCCGCCGGGCTGTCATCCGCGAGCGAGTCCGACAGCGAGTCAGTCCACATCTCACGCTTGCTAATGGTGAAACCAAGCGTGAGATGTCGGTCGCGACTGCCTGGCCGTTGTGGATCAAGAAGCTTTTGCGCGATGCCCGCACCCGAGGCACCCTCATCCGAAACGAAGACGGTGAGTACGCTCCGAACCCTGTCAAGCCGCCACGGGCAATCCGTGTCGACGGAACCACTTATCCCTACACGCGCGAGGCCTGGCTGGAGACAACTCAAGAGGCTCGAACGACCGGCGAGGTCCACACGATGACGATGGAGGTGGAGCGATTCCTGGGTGGCCGCAGCCGCGACGAGCTGCTGCTCGTGCTCGAGGTGTTCGTCGACGATCTGACCGGGTTCGGCAGAGGGCGCCGGCCGCTCGATCCGCGCACGATCCGGAAGCAACTGCGGTGGCTCTTGGAGCGGCCGACGACCGATGAGAGCCGCGCCTGGCTGCTGCACGAGCTCGTCCGGCGGATTTACGAGACCGCCTAACGAAGTAACGTGGCGTTCGCACCCGACCTCAAGCGGCTCGCGCAGAAGAACCCGAAGGCCGCCAAGTACTGCGAGCAGAAGATCGAGGCGGTGATGAATGGGGCCCTGGTCGTGCTCAAGAGCGCCGTTGACGGCTACATCGGCGAGTGAGGTCGTTCCCGCTCAGGCTGGGGTCGTCGACGCCTCAGCCGCTGGCCAGGTCTTCGTCTTCGGCCTTCCGCAGCATGTTCGCGACCTGCTGGTGCGACAACCCGGCCGCCTTGGCGATGTCTCGGAACGACTCACCCGATGCCCTCGCTTTCTGCATCCGCTCGATGAGTTTCCGTTCGGCCTTTTTGATCTGCCGCGCGGCGTTTGTGACGGCTTTCAGGTCGGCTTGCGCCATGGAGGGAGGCAACCCTACGGCTCCGCCATCCGGTGCCCCATGGTGTCAAGAATCTAGACATTCGACGTTTAACTGGCACACGACCGACATTTGACGACGCCTGTTTGAGGCTAATGCTGCAAACAGCGGCAAGGGCTGGTTGAAGCTAGGCCCAGCGGGTTGTAAACCAGATCCCTTGGAACTTCCTGGCGACTCTGTGGCAGGGAGGCTGGTGAAGGGATGGCGAGCACCGCGATGGCTCCAAGGCGGACGAACGACCCGATGCCGGGATACGGCGAACGGCTCCGGCGCAGACGACTCGCCGAGAACAGAACTCGGCAGAACCTCGCCGACGCCGTCGGTGTCAGCTACGACACCGTCGGGCGCTGGGAGACCGAAAAGAACGTTCCCACGGACGGCACGGTCGTGAGGATCGCCCGCTACCTGCACACGACGGCGAGCTGGATCCTCTACAACGACAACCCCAACGGCCGGGATGCCTAGCGGCATGGATCTTGCCGCCGACCTGAGTACAATCCTGGTCGACGCCGTAAAAAACCCGGCGCCTCCGTGGGGGAGGCCCGGGCACGGCACAGGAGGTGTGATCTCCCATGCGCCACAGGACTCTCGCACAAGACCAGCGGCCACCGCGGCGGTTCATCGTGACCCCCGGAGACGCGGCCGACCGCTACCTCGCCCACATCGGCCGCCAGGGCCGCTCGGCGCGGACCATGCACCGGTACCGCACCTACCTCTACCTGCTCGCCGACATGTTCCCGCACATGGACGTCGACGAGCTGACCGAGGCGCAATGGATGAAATGGGTCGACCGGATCTGCACCCGCTCGGGCGGCGGCACGCTCGACGTCGACACCGTCTCGCAGCGGATGTCGATCGCGAAGACGTTCAGCCACTACCTTTTCCGGCAGAAGCTGATCGCGGTCGACCTGCTCGACGAGCTCGAGGTGCCGCGGCGGAAGAACCCGGTCGAGAACGACTCGATCGTCTGGGTCAGCCCGGAGGAGACACGGCGGATGATCGCCGTCGCCGCCCGCGACCTCAACCTCTACACCGACCCGGCCGACCGCTACCGCAAGATCCTCTGCCTCGGCGTCCTCGCCTACACCGGCAGCCGCCGGCGGGCGGTCGCGAACGCGAGGATCGGGGACGTCGACCTGCTCGCCGAGCCGCCGACGATCACCTTCCACGAGAAGGGCGGCAAGCGGATCAAGAAGCCGCTGAACCCGAACCTCGCCGACCTGATCCGGGAGGCGGCGCTCGCGGGGGTCTGGGCGCTCGACGAAAGTAAGCCAAATCCCTACCTCATACCGCCCCGCGGGACGACGACCGCGAAGGAGCGCGACGGCAAGGTCGTCTGGCAGCTCGTCAAGGAGGTCGCCCGCGACGCCGGCGTCAAGGCGCACGTCCACGCCCTCCGGGCCGCGTTCGCAGTGCTTTTCCTGGAGCAGAAGCCGGATCAGGTCGTCGCGTTGAAGGACTACCTCGGCCACTCGAGCCTCGAGACAACCCTGCTCTACGTGCGCCGCCGCAACCGCCAGAAGGGCATGGAGGCGGTCGCCGAGATCGACTGGGGCCAGGGGTTGACCGGAACCACGTTCGAGGGAAATCCTGTAACGGAGAAGGAGGGATTCGAACCCTCGTTCTCGCCCAAAGAAACTGAGAAGACGGAATGACTGCCTCCGGAGCGCCGGCGGCAGAAAGACCGATAAGCGGTGAAAGCGTGCGTTCCCGGTGAGCGCCCAGCGCTTCCCGTACAGCGGCCCCGGCGGGCGCGAGTCGGTCCCGGACAGCCTGAAGCCACCGCCCGGCTACCGGCCCGAGCTGACACCGTTGCAGCGTGCACGGCTCGAGCCCATCTGACGAAACGATGCGAGGAGATCGCGGCCAAATGGGCCTAGCGGATCAGAACCCCAGTAAACGGTCGGGCGGCACCCCCAGATACAGCCGCCCGGAGCCTGGCGGGCCGGACGCAGGGAGGATCGCAGCCTCCCGGCCGGCCGGGCCGGCCGCAGCCCCGCCGGCCACGCGTCCGCCCGCCAGGACAACCCGCTTGGGGCCGGGCCGTGGGCCAGCCGCTGTAACGGGCTCTGCCGGGACTTCTTGCTTCGACGACGGTGATCCCGTGCGGCCCGGCTCCGAGGACCACAGATGAGGAGCCGCAAACGGTTGGGTGAGCTCCGCAACCTGATTCGCCGGCTGCTCGCCGCGTTGGATCGCGGCGACTACGAGGACGCGGCCGTCACGCTCGGTCGGCTCGAGGAGCTGCTTGCCCAGTGATCCACCCGGCCCTAATCACGCGTGTCTTGGGCATCGGCCCAGAGACCGAGGGGCTACCGATCCGTGCGTTACGCACGGTCGCATTCCGGGGCCACTGCATGGAGTGCGGCTGGCTCGGCCCGAAACGCGGCAACTACTCGACCGCCTCGAGCGACGTCAGCGAGCACAGGCGGGCCGGATGAGCCGTCGCGCCGCGATTCTGCTGCTGGCCGCGCTCGCGATCGCGGTCACCGTCGCGGTCGCGTCGGTGAACGCGAGCACCAGCCGGCAGCAGATCGGCTCCGACGTAGTCGCCGCGATCAACCTGTCGTGCGCGACCTACGGCCACTGCGCCGAGCTGTGGCGGAAAGCAAAGTGTGAGACCGGCGGCACCTTCGACGCTGGGGCAAGGAACGGCGGGTCGGGTGCCGCCGGCCTGTTCCAGTTCCTCCCCTCGACCTGGCAGACGACGCCGTACCGGATGTTCTCGCCGATGTCCGCGTACGCGTCGGCGCTTGCGGCCGGCTGGATGCACGCGAACGGGAGAGGCGGCGAGTGGGCGTGCCGGTGAACCCGAACCGTGACACGACGGTCTGTGACCGGTGCGGCGTCTTCGTCGGCCACCAGCCGCAGGTGACGCAGATCCAGACCAGGATGCGTCGGCTCCGCTACCGGACCTGTGTCCGCTGCGCGAACGAGCTCGACGAGCGCCTCGAGGACACCGTCGACGAATGGCTCGTCTTGGAGCAGCTGAGGCCCGTCCGGTGATCAGGCCCGGTGATCGTGTCCTGACGACTCTCGGGTACACCGCGACGGTCGTCACGGTCGCGCCGAAACGGCACGAAAGCGGCTATCTGCCGGTCGTCGTCAAGTACGACCCGGGCCAGGACGGCGCGACCCTCGCGAACATCGGTGTCTACCCCGACCGTGACTTGACCGTGATCCCCGACGAGGAGGTCGACGACTATGCCTAGTGAGCTCGCCGCCGCCCTCGTCGCGGCCCAAGCGGAGATGCCGGCAGTCGAGCCGGACTCGATCAACCCGCACTTCGGGTCGAAGTTCGTCAGCCTCGACCTTCTGATCGCGAAGACCAGGCCGGTGCTGAACGAGCACGGCCTCGCGATCACGCAGAGCATCTGCCGGGTCGACGGGGCGCCCGCGCTCGCGACGACGCTGTACCACAAGAACGGCGAGACGGTGACGGAGACGATGCCGCTGCTCCTGGCCGGCGCCGACATGCAGAAGCTCGGTGCTGCAGTGACGTACGCGCGCCGCTACGCCTGGGCCGCCCTGCTCGGGATCGCGGGCGAGATCGACGACGACGGCACCCAGGCAAGCGCGCCGGCGGCGAAGCCGGCCGCGAAAGAGCCGCAGGACGGAAAGGATCCGCCGCTCGCGAGCGAGGCTCAAGTCAAGAACATCTGGCGGCTGATCTCGAAGATCGACAAGGCCGGCGAACGGACACGGGATCAGCTGCTCGAGGGTGTCGGCCGCGAGTACGGCACCGAAAACCTGAAGGAGCTCTACAAGCCGCAGG